TTACAGAGTTTAGGATACACAGATTTAATCTTTGTTGCAGGCAGCGACAGAGTAGATGGCTTTCAAAAAATGTTTGATACATACAATGGTAAGCCTGATAAAACAGGAAAGATTCCATTTAAATTTAATACATTAAAAGTTGTAAGTGCAGGCGAGCGTGATCCAGATGCAGATGGTGCAGAAGGCATGAGTGCAAGTAAAATGAGAGTTGCTGCAGCTGAAGGTAACTTAGAAGCATTTACACAAGGTGTTCCAGACACTAAACTAGCACAAGCAATGTACAATGCTGTACGTAACGGCATGGGCGTTAACGATTTAGCTAATGGATGAACTACAAGACATAAAACGCCTAGCTGGCGTAGGTGAGTTTAGAGGATATTCTGAATATAAGATTGATGAAAATCCTAGTGAAACAGCTGCGGCGTTGAAGAAAAAAGAAAAGAAAATGGGACTAAAGCCAGGAGACCAAGAATGGTTTAAACTTTGGTTCAGCAAACCTTATATGACAGGTGCTACTCAATTTAGGGGCCGTAAAAAGAAATGAAGTTTCAAGAGATATCAGAAGACGGAAGAATTGTAAAAGGCGTTAACACTACTGTTGATGTTGATACTAACCAGATTCCTAAAGAAGCTGGAAAGTTTGGCAACAAGGTAGATAAAGACGGAGTGCCACCTACACTAAGTAAAAAAGTAAAAGGCAAGAGTACAAACGTACTATTCAACTTAGGACTTTCTGAAGGCAAGTATGCAGACATACATGATGTAAAAGACTATAATCCTGATAACTTAGAAATATGGGTAAAGGGCGTTGGTGTTTACACACTTAACGGACTTAAGAATAGATTAAAAACAAGACTAGAAGGCTTTAAAGATAACATGGACTACAACGCTGAAGGCGTAGAGTCAGTGTTAAGCGGCACAGGTTACGATGCATTTATGAGTATGCTTAGAGGTTACAACGAAGTAATGAAAGCATTAGAAACACCGCAAATGAAACGTAAAAAAACTATTGCAAAGCGTAAAGCACAATACAGTGAAGGTGAACAAATACCTAATCCTAAGAATACATTCTTAGCAAAGTCTGATACAGCATATGATCATTATAAAATTGGAACAAACTTAGCAAACTTAAAGTCAGTACCAAAAGGTGCAAACTATGATGAACCAGATGTAGTTATTGCTCCGTATGCTGGACAAAAAGAAATGAAGTATCTTATGAAACAACTTAACCGTATTGGTTATGATGTACAAGATGCTGAAGGATATAAAGATGCACACTTTGATGACGAGCCTACAGGCGGAGAAGCACCTCCACAAATTAAAGATCAAGGTAAATTAGGTAAAATCAAATTAAACAAATTACGTAGTGTACAAAAAGGTAGAAACTTCCGTAAACTTGAAAAGCAAATGAACAGAGTAAAGGACGGCACATACAGTCCTTTAACTGTAGACACAAAGGGTCGTATTGTAAATGGTCATCATAGATTTGATGCTCTAAGACTTATGGGCGAAGAGTTTGCTACAGTTAGAATGTTAGATACTACGTTAGAAGAAATGCTATCAGAAAACTTTGCTGATGGTAAGAAAAAAGGCAAAAGCAAACCTGGCAGAGTAAAGAAGTCAGGTGCTAGTTGTAACGGATCAGTTACAGCACTACGCAAACGTGCTAAGAAAGCATCAGGTGAAAAAGCAAGAATGTATCACTGGTGTGCAAACATGAAAGGTGGCAAAAAGTAATGTTTAGTAAACAATGCAAACTACACTTAGAAAAACAAGGCGAAACTGCCTTACAACATATGACAGCGGCACTAAAGACAGCTGCTAAACTTCAATTACTTGTACCGGCATTAGTAGTACACAGTGTTGCTCCGAGGTTTTTTACTGAAACAGCAACAAAAGTAATGGAAGATATACTGGAAGATAGACATGAAAATAAATGAAATAACTTCAAATAATTCAAAACAAGTTAACGAAGCATTTCCGCTTTTGATACCAGCACTAATAGCTGGTGCTAGAATAGCTGCACCGTGGGCTATAAAACAAGGCGCAAAGATAATTGCAAAAAGAGGTGCGGCAGCTTCAGCAGCTAAAACAGGTGCTGGCGTTGTAGCTAAAGGTGCAGGCAAAGTTGCTACTGGCACAGCTAACACACTTCTTAAACGTCCAATAGCAACTACTACAATAGGTGGCGGAGCATATGTTGCTAAGAAAACTGGTGACGGTATTGACGAACTAGTAAAAAGAGCCGGCGAAGGTATTGATGCTGTAAAAGACGAACTAATGGCTGCACTTGGTAGTGCAGGTTTTGCTAAAGTTGCAAAATTTACCGCTAAGTACGGAATACCAGTATTAGCTGCTGTTGCTATACTATACGGTGGTAAAAAGGTTTGGGACTATTTGTCCAAATCTAGCGAGGAACAACCAAGACTTGCATCTGAATCCCAAAAAGACACACATTGTTCAGACAAGTGTTGCGGTGCAGATACTAAAAGAGAAGATTGCGTATGCCCAGCAGATTGCAAACACTGTAATTGTAACGATCCTAGTGTTGCAGAGTCAGCTACCGCTGGCGGAACAAGTGCAGGTAGTGTTGCTAGTGTAGTAAACCCTACATATGCATATGCTAAAGGAAAGAAAAAAGGTAAAAATGGTTTACCAAAGGCGCCACAGGCTACAAATCCAGATGGTACAGCTAAAAACGCTTTAGATGTTAAAAACAATTTAATGGGCGGCAAGGTCGCAAAAAGATAAATATATATTAGTAGGAGTTACTGATGAGAGAAAAAGATTTAAAAGAAGGTTTAGGCGAATTAGCTGATAAAGCTGAGCAAGACCACGAAGTACAAATGGCACGTGCCGAGCTTTATAAAGCTGCTAAGTATTCAATTAAACTACACGAAATGCTTAAAGGCGTAAGTGAAGCAGAAGGCCTAGAAGGTTGGGTACAAGCAAAGATTACAAAAGCTTCAGACTATTTAAGTTCTGTGTATCATCATATGGATTACCAAGAAGCTGACGACAGTGCAATGGCTCCTGATGCACTAGATGGTATTTCAAGCGGTAAAGAAGAAGTTGGCGAAGGCAAAGGTAAGAGCAACAAACAAAAAGCTGCTATTGCTATTGCTAAAAAAGAAAAAGGTTATAAAGAATCTTTAGCTGACAGATTATCAGAAGCTGTTGCTAAATGTTCAGAGTGTGGTAAGCCAAGTTACAAAACTTTAGGTTTATCAGAAGCAGAGCTAGATGAAGTAGCTGGTCCTGAAAAATGTTGGAAAGGTTATAAAAGATCTGGAACACAAAAAGGTACTGGTGAGAATGCAGGCAAACGTGTTAATAAGTGCGTAAAGGCCTAATATGGATTTCCGCAAACTTCAACAAAAACTATTCCAAATAGAACCAACTGATCGAGCTGCTGATAGAGCAGCGATGGTTGCAAGTATGCAAGGCGCTAACCCGCAAGAAAGTGTACAAGTTGAAGAAAACTTCCTACAAGAAAGTGTAGATGTACCGCAAGGTACTATGCCAGTTGAAGGTAATTACAGCGTAAGTGACTTTGCTAAACTAGCAGGCGTAACACTTAACGAAGGTAAACAAAAACATGGTAGTGCAGGTCAACTTAAAGGCAAGGATGCCTTTACTAAGAGTTCTAAACCAGGTGGCAACGAATCACCACACCCTGCTAGAAATAAACTTGTTGGTGACAGCATGGACAATGATATTGAAGAAGGTCCAATTGATGCTATTAAAGCCGTTAACAAATCCAAAGGGTTAGGCGGTGCATTTCAAACAGGTTATAATGCAACACAAAAAGGCGGAGCACTTGCTCCTGATGCTTTAAACAAAGCAATAAGTGGAGTATTTACAGGCAACGATAAGAAAGATAAAACAGACACTAAAGGCAACAGTAGTGTAGCTGATAAGTATGCAACATCAATACAAAACATACTTAAAGATCCTGCACTAAAAAGAGAACTATTATTACTAATGAAGAAGGCAAACTCAAAGAGTCAAATGAACTCTGAGGCACAAAAGAACAGAAGGCCACAAAAACCAAAGCCGCGCAATACAGGATACAAAGACCTGGAAGCACTACGTACTAGTGGCGCCGGTGGAGCGCATACGGATAAAAGTAAAACAATACCCCGTAAACAAAAGTACAAGCAAGATCCTACTCAGGAATCTATCAAAGAAATGCTTTTTCGTAAATTAAACGAAAAAAGTTCTTGACAAACCCTTCATAATACCGTATAATAGTATATAAATTACTAAAGGAGATCCTCAATGGGAAGTCGTGTATTCGGTGCCGATGAAAAGGCAAAATTAGAAAGACTAGTAAATGAAGGCGTAACAGTCTATCAGGAAGTAGAAGACCTTACAACAGGTCTAAAAGATACAGTTAAGTCTGTAGCTGAAGAGCTTGACATTAAGCCAAGTTTAATTAATAAAGCAATTAAAATTGCACAAAAAGGTGACTGGGAAAGAGTTTCCGATGAGTTTGACGATTTGGAAACATTAGTCGTAACTGTCGGCAAGGACAAATAGTTTGCAAGCTATTAAAGACTTTTATAGAGATAGTCTTACCTCAGACCCGGTTGCACACTATGCAGAGATGATAGGTGCTGTTAGTGTTATTATAGGTAGCTCTATATTAACATGGACTGTACTCACTCCAAGACCAGATATCTTCATACCGTTCTATTTTGTAGGAAGTTGTGCAAGTTTCTTTGGAGCATATAGACGTGGACTACCTTGGGTATTAGTACTCACTGGTTGGTTCATTATTATGAACATCATAGCTCTTAGTAGACTATATATTATATAACGCCAATAGCAATAGCTAGGCATGTAGATGGTTAAGTTGGCCACAAGCAACGAAGGAGAAATAATTGAGCTACGTAGACGCACTATTTGATCGCGACTCTGACATTATCAGAGTTGTTGAACGAAATGACGGTAAAAGAGATTACCGTGAATATCAAGCAAAGTATACATTTTATTATAAAGACCAACGAGGCAAGTACAAGAGTGTGTACGGCGATCCTCTAAGTCGTATTGTGTGTAAGAACACAAAAGACTTCCGCAAAGAAGTTGCTATTAACAGAGACAAAGAACTGTTTGAAAGCGACATTAATCCAATTTTCCAATGTTTAAGTGAAAACTATCTTAACCAAGATGGTCCTAAAATGAATATTGCATTCTTTGATATTGAGACTGACTTTGATCCAGAGCGTGGCTTTGCTGATCCTAGTGATCCGTTTATGCCTATTACAAGTATTAGTGTATACTTACAATGGTTAGACACAATGGTATGTCTTGCTGTGCCGCCTAAGACGCTTACTATGGAACAAGCAAAAGCAGAACTTGTGGGCATTGAAAACGTAATGCTGTTTGAAAAAGAAGGTGAGATGATAGACACTTTCTTAACACTTATTGAAGACAGTGATGTACTTAGTGGATGGAACAGTGAAGGATATGATATTCCGTATACTGTAAACAGGACTAGTCGTGTACTAAGCAAAGATGATACACGTAGATTCTGCTTGTGGGGACAACTTCCTAAGAAACGTGAATATGAAAAATATGGCAAGCTGAGCCAAACGTTTGACTTAGTAGGCCGTGTACACTTAGATAGTTTGAACTTATATCGTAAGTATACATATGAAGAACGTCATACATACCGACTAGATGCTATTGGCGAGATCGAAGTAGGCGAAAAGAAAGTTGCATACGAAGGCACACTTGATCAGTTATATAACAATGACTTTCGTAAGTTTATTGAATACAACATACAAGATACCGCACTACTAGACAAACTAGATAAGAAGTTACGCTTTATTGATCTTAGTAATACTGTTGCTCATGAAAACACAGTGTTGTTGCAAACTACTATGGGTGCTGTTGCTGTTACTGAACAAGGTATTGTTAACGAAGCACACAACAGAGGCTTACAGGTTCCTAATCGTAAAAAGCGTGATGACGAAGCTACACAAGCCGCAGGTGCTTATGTTGCGTTTCCTAAGAAAGGTTTGCACAAATGGGTAGCGTCAATGGATTTGAATTCACTATATCCTAGTGTTATTCGTGCATTAAATATGGCACCAGAAACTATCATTGGACAAATACGTCCAGAGATGTCAGACGCTCGTGTACATGAAGACATGTTCTTAAAGAAGAAAAGTTTTGCGGGTAGTTGGGAAGGACGTTTTAGTACAGAAGAATACGAAGCTGTCATGGAACAACGCAAAGATGTTCCATTAACTGTTGACTTTGAAAATGGACAAACAGAAGTAATGAGCGGAGCAGAGATTTACAAATTAATATTTGATAATCAAAACCCGTGGATGCTTAGTAGTAACGGTACAATCTTTACAACTGAGTTTGAAGGTGTTATTCCAGGACTACTAAAGCGTTGGTATGCTGAACGTAAAGACATGCAGAAGATGTTAAAGAAAGCAAAAGACGCAGGCAATGCTGTTGAAATCGAATATTGGGATAAACGACAGCTAGTTAAGAAGATTAACCTAAACAGTTTGTATGGTGCTATTCTTAATCCGGGCTGTAGATTCTTTGATAAACGTATTGGTCAAAGTACAACACTCACTGGAAGACTTATTGTTAAACATATGAGTGCCGAAGTAAACAACTGTATTACAGGCGAGTATGATCACGTTGGTAAGGCTATGGTTTATGGCGATACTGACTCTTGCTACTTTAGTGCTTGGCCTATGCTAAGAGATGAAGTTGCTAGTGGCAACCTTGAATGGTCTAAAGAAAAGTGTATTACACTTATGGATCAAGTATGCGAACAAGCAAACACAACATTCCCAAAATTTATGGCAGATGCATTTCATTGTCCGTCAACACGTAGTGATGTTATTGCAGCAGGACGTGAAATTATTGCACAATCAGGTTTGTTTATTACTAAGAAACGTTATGCGGCATTAGTAATTGACAACGAAGGCTTTAGAACAGATATNGACGGCAAAGCAGGTAAAGTAAAGGCAATGGGCTTAGACTTGCGTAGATCAGATACTCCTGTGTTTATGCAAGAGTTTTTGAGCGAGCTATTACTTATGGTGCTTACTGATAAGCCACAAGAAGATATTCTTGAACGCATTACTGTATTCCGTAAGGAGTTTAGTGAGCGTCCTGGTTGGGAGAAAGGATCTCCTAAACGTGCAAACAAAGTAGGACACTATAGGCGGTTAGAAGAAAAACAAGGCAAGGCAAATATGCCAGGCCACGTGCGGGCAAGCATTAACTGGAATACGTTGAAGCGTATGAACGGCGACAAATACTCGCAAGAGATTGTTGACGGCATGAAAGTTATTGTTTGTAAATTAAAACAGAATCCGCTAGGTTATACTAGTGTTGCATACCCAACTGACGAGTTACGTATTCCAGAATGGTTTAAGGAACTTCCTTTTGATGATGCAGCAATGGCGGAGACTATCATTGATAATAAACTAGACAACTTAATTGGTGTGCTTAACTATCCATTAGAAGATACTAAGCGACACAATACGTTTAATAGTTTGTTTGATTTCGGAGAATAAAATGAAAATTAA